TCCACCGGTTTCAAGAAGCACAACCTGAATGTCGGCGATAGTGCCACGTTCTCCTATACGGATGGCTCGTATGGGAAGGATGTTGACCCTGCGTCCATCACTAAGGGAACCCCCACTACCTCTCCCTCTGGAGCTAAGACTGCTGCAGCAGTCGTCCCCTCCTATGGCGGTAAAGGGGTGTTCCCTATTCCTCCGCTTGATGGCCAACGTGCCATTGTGCGCCAGAACGCGCTGACCAATGCGCGTGAGCTGGTATGTACACACATCCCGTCCACTCTGTACGACGCCTCGACTGAGACCTGCAAGTATGAGGAAGTGGCAGATCTCATCGTCAAGGTGGCTCGCAAGTTCGAGGCGTATAGCTGTGGGGATCTGGACATGGAGGAAGTAGAAAACGAGCTGACTGAAGCGGATCGAAAGGCTGCGTAACGTATGACTCGAACCGTGTATGAGCGGTTCGGCGTGGAGTGTGGGCCAGGCTGGATGTCTCTTATCCAGCCCCTCCTCGACGAATGCGCAAGAGATGGCGTCACTGTGGCGCAGATCAAAGAGAAGTTCGGTGGCCTGCGCTTCTATGTACATGGTGGAAGTCAAGACTTGTGGCATCGCATTGACGCAGCCGAGCAAGCGTCCTACCACATCTGTGAAAAGTGTGGTGCTCCTGGTGTTCTTAGGAGCGGCGGCTGGTTGAAAACCCTGTGTGATACGCATCACAACGAGCGTGAAGAAATGCTCAAGAAGGATGCGGAAGAGCGTGCTCGCGCTCACGAAGAGTGGATGATGAAACATGGCAAGCATTGACACGTTGACGAAGGATCTACAAGCACAATTCAGTAGAGCTATCGATGGATCAGGAACCCTCATCCCCGAGGAACTGCTCGTTGGATTTGGAACCAACGTGGCTATGCACGTGGCTGACACGCTCCGCGCTCGCACTAGGTCTCGTAAGCCCAACACCATCTACATGTCTGAGGTTGGGACTCCCTGCTACCGCAAGCTGTGGTACTCAGTCTACCACCCCGAGTACGGGGAGAAGCTGCAAGACCACACCCAGTTCAAGTTCCTGTATGGAGACTTGATCGAAGAGATCGCTCTCCTGCTGGCTGAGACTGCGGGCCACAAGGTGGAACGTAGGCAAGAGCGGAAGGAGTATGAGAGTCATGGGTGGCGCTTTACGGGACGCCTGGATGCAGTCATCGATGGTGTCCTGGTGGACGTGAAGAGTGCTAGTCCGTATAGCTTCAAGAAGTTTGAGCGAGGCTTGACGGACGAGAACGACAGCTTCGGCTATCGCTCACAGCTCTCGATGTACAACGGGTGGGATGTTCCTGAGTTCGAGCGCCAGGGTTTCCTGGTGATTGACAAGCAGAGCGGACACGTGAAGTTCTTCGAGTATCCGTGGGAATCCCAAGCGTTTCGCATGGGCAAGTGCATCGGTAGTGTGAGTACGCGTATGCCTCCGCCACGTAGCTTTGCAGCTATACCTGAAGGTAAGAGTGGGAACATGAAGCTGTGCGTCGAGTGCTCCTACTGTCAGTACAAGCAGAAGTGTTGGGAGGACGCGAATGGTGGTGCAGGCTTGAAGGGATATGCCTACTCCACTGGTCCTGTGTTCCTCACTGAGGTCAAACGAGAACCGGCAGTTGCCTCACTACCACTCGCTGCGTGAGCAGGGTGCTGGTAGTGGGCGACGCGCACGTCGATGAGGATCAACCTCTCGACAGATTCAAAGCGCTTGGCAACAAGATTCAAGCGGAGAAGCCCGACTACGTAGTGATCATCGGTGACTTCCTCTCATTGAACTGCCTCTCCGAATGGGACCGCAACAAGCGGGCCAAGATGGAGAACAAGAGGTACATCCTTGAAGTAGAAGCAGGACGACGAGCGTTGGACTTGATGGGTGTTCCTAAGAACCTCATCTACATCGAGGGCAACCATGAGAATCGACTGGACCGTTATCTCGACCATGACCCAACGTTTGAAGGGTTGGTGCATCTCCCTTCAGACCTGGATGTCAAAGGCCGGGGCATCACTTGGATACCGTATAAAGCGTGCTTTGAACTCCACGGTGTACATTTCACCCACATCCCCATTAGCAGCAACGGAAAAGCTATCGGCAATCCGAACGTTGCTCAGAAAGCACTTCGTCTTTTCTCTAGTTCTGTTGTCTTTGGTCATACCCACACTCTGGATCACGCCGCTGAACACAGGCACGGTGCTGCTCACCTTAATCAGTCTCTGTCAGTGGGCTGTTTCTTTGAGCATGTGGACGAATACGCTCAGGGTTCTATGACCAACTACTGGCGTGGGGTGGTGGACCTGGACATCTACGATGAGAACAGGTTCGACATCAACACGACCAGCATGCGACAGTTGTACAACAAATACGGAAGTACACCCAAACCACGACGCGGGGTACTTCGTAATGCGAATGCCTGAAATCCGGGACATCGTCTCCCGCCAAGTTGAAGATGTACACGACTTGATTGATCTGCTTGAAATCGATCTGGAAGACATCCTGGATCGGTTCCCTGATCACATCCTCGATCACAAGTCGAAGTTCGGTATCACTGACGTTCCGTTTGACGACTAGGAACGGCGGGCGCTGGACTGAAGCTCGATACAAATCCTTCATAGTCAGCGCATTGAGAGCGGCGTTTCGACGCTGGCCTCCCAAGTTTGATGTTCTTAGGAACGCAGCGACGGAGCGCCGCATCAATCCCAAGACTGGGAAGCTGGCCATGCACTACACGTGCCAGGCTTGCAAGAAGGAATTCCCTGCCAAGGAAGTCCAAGTAGATCACGTGAAGGCTGTAGTCGATCCCAAGGTTGGGTTCGTCAATTGGGACACGTTCATCGAACGATTGTACGTGGAAGCCAAGAAGCTACAAGTCTTGTGTAAACCGTGCCACAAGAAAAAGACCAACAAAGAGAAGGCGCAACGTGCAACCAAATAGATTCAAGACTCCATTCGCTGAACACATCTTCTTTCAGAAGTACGCATTTAGTAGTGCAGACAGTTGGGACAACCTAGCTTACCGGGTTGTAGATGACGTGTGTGGTACTCGTGGTGGTACGGTACATGCGCTGATGTCGGAGTCAGATCGAAAGCAACTGACGCAGTACATCGCTGAGATGAAGTTCATTCCTGGTGGGCGTTACCTGTACTACGCAGGGCGTCCCATGAAAGCATACAACAACTGCTACCTGTTGAAGGGACAGGAAGACACCCGCGAGGAATGGGCTCGATTGGTACACGATGCCATGAGCTGTCTCTGTATGGGTGGAGGTATTGGAATTGATTACTCTGTTTTCCGTCCTAGTGGTCGTCTTCTGTCTCGGACTGGTGGTAAAGCTAGTGGGCCGCTCCCGCTCATGTACGCCATCAACGAGATCGGACGCAACGTCATGCAGGGTGGGAGTCGGAGGTCAGCGATCTATGCGTCGCTCAACTGGCAGCACGAGGACACGCCAGCGTTCCTCACTGCTAAGGACTGGCACTCGAAGGAGATAGCAGGCACAGGGCAGACAGTGTGGGATGCAAAGAACGCAGACTTCAACTACCCCGCTCCGCTGGACATGACCAACATCTCCGTCAACTACGACGACGCATCATTGGTGGGTGGCCTGCAGCACAACCCAGTGTTTCTTAAGAACGTCGAGCAGGCGTTGAAGACAGGGGAACCAGGGTTCAGCTTCAACTTCGGAGAGAAGCAGAATGAGACACTTAGGAATGCGTGCACAGAAGTTACTAGCAGCGATGATAGCGACGTGTGCAATCTTGGGTCTGTCAACCTTGGGGCTGTGGGTTCCATTGCTGAACTGGTTGATGTCGTCCGTCTTGCTAGCATGTTTCTGGTGTGCGGCACTGTACGCGCTGAGCTTCCTAATGAGAGAGTCAAAGCTGTACGGGAAAAGAACAGACGCATCGGACTAGGACTGATGGGCATCCACGAGTGGTTGCTTAAGAGGGGACTACGGTATGAAGTCGGAACTGAACTCCACAGTTGGCTTGCTGTATATCGGGACGAAAGTAAACGCGCTGCTGACGAGCATTGTGATCGGCTATTCCTTAATCATCCTGTGGCATACCGGGCTATTGCTCCCACTGGCAGCATTGGGATACTCGCTGCTACTACTACTGGTATCGAGCCTCTGTTTGCTGTGGCTTACAAGCGACGTTATCTCAAGGACGGAACGCGATGGCACTACGAGTATGTAGTGGATGCCACTGCTGACCACCTGATTAGGGAGTACGACATCAATCCTAGGGACATCGAGACGGCGAGGCAGCTAGCGGATGATCCAGAACGACGCATCAGATTCCAGGCGGACGTACAAGATTACGTTGACATGTCCATATCCAGCACAATCAACCTTCCTGCTTGGGGAAGTGCAAGCAATAACGAATCCCGTGTTGCTGCGTTTGCTGACACACTCGCTGGTTACGCTCCTAGACTCCGGGGATTTACCTGTTACCCAGATGGAAGTCGAGGAGGTCAACCTCTCGTCGAAGTAGAGTACGAAGAAGCAGTGAAACACAAAGGTGTTGTTTTTGCCGAGAACGACATTTGTGAGATTAGTGGAAAGGGCGGGGTGTGCGGTAGCTGATGCCTGCTCATAAGATACCGATAGAGGAGCGCATCCGTCGTCACTCAAAAGTACAAGAAGACGGATGTGTTAGATGGACAGGTTCCTGTCTTAAAGGTGGTCGTGGAAAGATGAAAGTCAACAAGCGATGGGTTCCAGCACCCCGCGTTGTGTGGGAGTTGCACAACGGTCCTATACCGGAAGGGATGTGGGTACTACACACTTGTGATTACGCAGCGTGTGTCAATCCAACGCACCTTGAGTTGGGCACACATGCTATCAACCAGCAGCACAGATATAGACGATCAAAGAGGTTCAATCGAGACTTAGTAACTGGGAGATTTACCTGTGGCAGCTAACGTGACGTGTATACCGAAGTTCAGGATTGAGTCTGAAGATGATTTTTTGGAAGTGTACAAAGATGAAAGCATGATCTGCATCTACTCTAATGCGGGTGGTGTCACAGTGGAGCTGACAGTCGAGGAAGCAGAGGCTGTGTGTTCGTGCATCATGGCACTGGTCAGTGACGAGTAAAGACACCTGGACTACGGGGATGAAGTTTGATGGAGGTAAACCCCGTATGGACCTGGTTCCGTATGAGTCCGTAGCACAGATTGCCGAGGTCTTAGGGTTTGGTGCGCAGAAGTACGACGCGCACAACTGGCGTAAAGGGATAGCAATGTCTCGGCTCATTGCTGCTGCAGAGAGGCACATTGGTCAATTCAAAGATGGTGAGGACAGGGATCCCGAGAGTGGGCTGTCTCACCTAGCGCACGCAGGATGCTGTGTTCTGTTTGCGCTGTGGATGTACACCAATCGTCCCGATCTCGATGATCGGTGGAAACCAGAGGTGGCTAATGTACTGCGTGTTCAAGAACAAGCGAGCGACGTTGAAGGGTCATATGTTCGAGACGTACGAGCAGGCGCGGCAAGCGCTGCGGAAGCACATCCGAAAGTTGGTCCGTGCAGGGCGTATGCGCAAGACGATGTTTGATGGCGGACTGGTCCCTGGTGGTGTTGCTCGGTGGGACGACGTTAGCCGTAACCCGGTGAACTACACCAACGCAGGCTACAGTATCCAGAAGGTGTAAGGGACAGCGGGATTAGGTGGGCTAATCCCCAGGTTCTTAGGAACATGAAAGAACGAGTGAGCTTCTTCATCACCAAGTCGGACAACGAGAGGTACATTGTCCAGAAGAACGTTACAGATCCTGTCGATTGCCTCACCCGCGTTGACACCACAGTGGTACTTGACAACCTGTCGGACATTGGTATAGCGTTAGCTGAAGAGTATGAAGGAGATGCACATGCCTACCCGCAACAACTCAAACTCTCCATCTGACCCACCCTTTGAGACACTAGGTGATCTCGTTGGGGAATTTGAGGAGTACGCAACCACTCCTCCTAACACACTGATCATCACTAGCATTGACAAGCTAGACGACATCATCAAAGAAAAAGCCCCCGAGGAGGGGGCTTCTTCTAAGTCAGTCGGTTCTTAGGAACAACTGTTCTTCTCGCTTCCTGCGCCTCACCAGGCCAGGAAGCTCTTTCCCTCCGCCATACTTCCACCTCTTGAACTCTGCTGCTGCACCCACGTAGTCAGCGTTGTTCAGCTTACGCAACAGCGTTGAGGTACGGAATGCTTCCACCCCCACATTGTAGACAAAGCTGACCAGTGCATCGAACTGGTTCTGCGTCAACTTCACCTTCACATACTTGTTCACTGCCTGCTCACGAGGAGCAAGGTCATGCGCAAGCAAAAGAGCTGCTGCTGGTTCAGTAAGGTAGGTGAACTCTTCTCCCTCTTGGATTACGTGTCCGTATCCTATGGTTCGTTTGCCAGCGGGACAGATGTACTCTTCAGGTTCCCACTTCTCGAACTCTTTGATGAGGCTTACGCCTCGTTCCCCTGTGTTGATGATTGGACCTACTGATGTTCAAATGGATTGTTGTACTTCTCCTTGCGTTGTGGTTCTTGGTGTATGTAGTGCAGCGCCTGCCGTACTACGCTACTTAGGTTTGTAGTGCTCGCGGAAGCGACGGATGAGTCCCTTAGTGGCGTCAGGCAGCTCCATCATCCACATGTCTCCATGCTTCTGAAGGTGGTTGGCAAAGCCTGTCGGTCCCATGTTCCAGGCAGCGATAGCCTTGAGCACATCCCCGTAGGTTTCGAGTTGCTTGCCGAAGTAGTTGATGGCAGCTTGCCTACTCTTCACGGGATCAGTGCGATCTTCAGGCTTGAAGCCTGCATCCACCATCGCTTCAGGGTGCATCTGGTACACACCCACAGCCTTCCCTCCATCCCCCACTACGTTCTTTCCACCGCTCTCTGCCATGCCGAGGGCGTCTACCATCGGCTCGACAGCTCTGTTCCTAGGAGCATTCGACGTGGCTTCCAACTGCTGTGTGAAGGCGCTGGAGAGGGGCTTCCCTGGTGTGGTGGTCATGCTGAACACGTGGTCACGGAACGCCACTGTGCTTCCCAGGTCAGCTACATCAAGCATCTGACCCACGTTGTAATACACTTCCGCTCCCTTATTAATCTTCAGCGCTACCTCTACTGCCCTCTGTTGTGCAGCACGAGCGTTCTGTCCCACACCAGCGGGACTGGTAATCCCTCCCACCTTCCCACCCATAGTCCACGTACCAATCTGGTTGGCAGGCGGAGCCCATTGATCTGCACGTAGCACGTTCACTGGCACAACCTTCAGTTGCTTGCTGATCGGATCTTGCTCAACGCGCAAGCGCCAACCCGCAGCCACTGCCTTGTTGTCAGGATCGTTGTTGTACGCAGCTACAGCCGAATTGAGTTCGGTGATGTTGTTGCGTGTTGCCGTCTCAATGGACGCGAGGAGGGGTGCAAGAGCAGCGTTCTTATCCGTGTACGACAGTCCCTCTACGAACGTCTTGAACTGCGGAGTCTCTACTGCCTTAGTGGCAGCGTCGATGTCCTTGGGTACACTGAAGTTGAGCGTACGACCAAGCTCTCCCATTGCGTTACGCCACGCCACCTTCTTCTCAGGCGTAGCGTTCGCATCCTTACTCCATTCCTTGGCACACTCCAGTAGGTCAGTCGCACACACCTTAGCCATGTCGGGATTGAGCTTAGCCACTTCCCTCAAGTCGACAGGCTGACCTCCTACAATGGAGCCGAACAGACCAGCGTACATCTGCTGTGAAGGGGGATTAAGTAGGGCTTGCATCGGCCCACTGAGGCGAGGAAACCTCTTCTCAAACTCCTGTGGATCCATCATCGACATGTATGCCTGGAAGACAGGAGGCAGCACACCATACTTACCCAGGATGTGGGTGTGTGGAGCAGCCAACGCGAAGTTGTTCATCAATACGGTGACATCGTTCTCACTCTTCTTGGCAATGTTCAGGAACATGTTGCGTCCCTCTGCCGACTTCACCATTTCTTGGTAGGAGTCAAAGTCCTTCTTCATCGAGTCGATGAGCTTCTGCGCGTGATCAGCGGACAGGGACGGACGTGACGGATCAGGCTTCACCATCTCACGTACACGCTGACTGACAGCGTTGTACATCAGTCCGATCTTAGTCGAGAGCTGTAGTCCGAACTGCTGCGCCTCGATGAACTGCTTCGGATCTGCGTGCAGAGCACCAAGCTTCACCAAGTCAGCATTCATCGTAGCCAATTGTGCCGCCACATCGAGCGTCACCATCTGGCTGTACGCCTTGTCAGCTTCCCCTTGGGCAAGGTTGCCCATCTCTAACTTAGCCTTCAACTCCTCCTGTGCAGCCTTCACTCCCTTGATCTGAGCATAGCTCTTACGATACTCAGGACTCAGTTGATCAAGAGAGATACCAAAGTAGCTAGCTGTTTCTCTATCTAGTTGAAGCTGTACTTCACGTCGCTTCTCTAGCTCTTTCTCCCTAGCACTTTGTTTAGTGAAGAAACTGTGTACAGGAAGAACGTCAGCCTTCTCAATACCAGTTAAGTCAGCAGCCACCTTACGGAAGTCAGCAGCCCACCCAGGCATCATTGCACTGTACTTCTTCACAGTGGCAGAGATGCGAGTGATAGCCTCTTCTTTGCTGAGAACACCCTGATTGACAGCCTCCATGATGCGCTGTCCTTCATCAGACATCGCTGCCATCTCAGGACGATAGGTAGCACCCATCTCTCCCATGACGCTAGCGATAGCCACCTGGCTGTTGTTGAACTGGCGTGCCTCTTCCTGAGTGACCTTACCCTTAGCGCCAATCTCCTCAGTCCAGTCGATGGTATTCTGGATCTCCTTCCCTTCCTCCGACTCCAAGTACCCCTTGGCTGCAGCAATGCCCGTTGTTCCTAGGAACGACAACGCATCAGTGTTGGCCTTGGTGCCAATCGCTTCAGCTTGCCCTCGTGTGGCATTGGCCTGCCCTTCGGTACGGCCAGCTTGTTCATACAACTCACCGGCACTTCCCTTGACAGGATTGGAAATGTCCGGCAGTTGAACAGAGTAGTCAGTGCGCTTACTTGCCATTAGTGTTCCTAGGTGGTTGCGTGACAACCATTGGTTGATCGTAGGTCTGTCCCTTCCACATGTACTCTCCAAGCAGCTTTTGGAACTCGCTGTCGTAAGGGTACAGGCGATCACGAATGCGAGTACGAACTGCTTGAACATCGCCAGCATTCTCCGGCCACAGAGCCGTGAGTAGCTTGTGTTGTTCTTCTGCGTACTTATGATCACCTCGCAATCGTGCTGTCATGATGTCACGTTGTACTTTCATAATCAGACGAGCGATGTCGTCCAATGCTTCGTTGTGGTCCTTCTTGGCTTGGATGAGGTTGTGTACATCCATTGCCATCGTAGGCTGGAAGCCTAGTGCCTGCGCCAGTATCTCGTTGCTGTTCACCTTACCGACAGCCACCCCATTCTTGTCCAGCATCTTGCCTTGGTGGATGGTGTACAGGTAGGCTTTGGCTGCGTTGCGCAGCGTAGCCACTTGCTCAGTAGTGAGTTGTGCCAGTCCTTCCAGCACGTCCTGACCACTGCGGTTGGGATCCTTCCACATCAGCTTTGCCACATCCATAGCCACAGACCAACGCTTCGCAGTGCCCACAGTGGGACCAAGCAGCGCTTCGTAGATGTTCTTAGGATCTGTGAAGATGGCCTTGCCAAGCTGGTGGTAGTAGTCGAACGCACCGAGGCGTGAGCCTAGGGCCACGTTCATCTTCTCTCCGGTGAACCACTCACCCACCTGGTTCAGCAAACCAGACAGCAATCCCTGAGCGATGTAGGTCTTCTGTGTCTCAGACAAACTCTCCTTCGTGTCCTTCGACATGAGTTCATCCACGAGCCAGGCAATGCCGTTACCAGCAGCACCATAGAGCAGGATGTGCCCACCCATCAGGGTGAGCGCTTCAGTCTTGGTGAACCCTCGTCCCTCTCCCTTACCGAGCAGAGCACTCATCACGTTAGCAGCGAGCTTGATGTTGTACTGAGCAAACTGCATCGGGATGGACAGCGCCCCTTCTTGGAAGCGTGCGAGGTTGGCCCTGGTCATGTTCTGTGTCAGGTCATCCTGACGCACCAGTATCTGCGCCAGTGCTTCCTTACTGGTCCAGTCCATTCCCTTATTCGCTGCCATCCATTCCCGTCGAGCAACGTCGAAGGAAACAAGACGAGCAAACTCTTCGCCACGGTTGAAGAAGAACGCATGGCTACCTAGTACACGTTGTGGGTAACCGTTGAAGATGTTCAGCTTCCCATCCTCAAGGTTGTGGAGTGCAGTGGATCGGATGTTGTCGATGATGCCGGTCTGACGCACTGCCTTCACCAGCTTCTGGAACTCATCGGCATCACCAAAGAGCGTAGCATCGATCTTCCCCATGAACTTCCACACATCGGGGTTGTCGCTCATCAACGCCATACGCAACAATGGGAACGTTTTTGCAGCCGCTGCGCCATGCATCGGTGAGAGAATCAGGGCAGTAGCAGCACCGTTGGCCTGGACGATAAGCTGTGCAGGATTGAACATCCCCAGGTTCAGGTTGAAGTTGATGTTGCGGATAAAGCCCAACACCCCCATCTGTCGGATCTTCGCTCCCACACTCTCGATCTTCTCGTTCCCAGTAAAGAACTTCTCGGTCAACTGCCGGGTAACCTGTTCGTATAGCCGTTCCTCCTGCGTACGCAACCCAATCTGCCGCATGATGTAGCGGTGGGTACGCTGTGCAAACTGTGCTTCCTTGCCACCAGCAGTGAAGTGGGCATCCGCAGCGCTGAAGAAATCGGCTACGTCATCCCCTGTTCTGTTGGGGATGAGATCACCGAACGTGTTCATCCATCGACGAACCATCTGCTCTCGCCACTGTGTGATGTTTGCCACTCGACTGGTGTTTGTAATCTCACGCTCCAAGCTCTCGAACACTCCGAGCGTGTTCTCCTTCAGGGGATTCATCCCCATCACCTTCTCATTCCGTTCGCTGTAGAACGTCCGTCCATAGGCCAGCGCTTCGCGCACGCTGCCGTTCAAATACTCCTCTTGGTTCCGGGTGAAGTGGTGGGACAAGTCAGTCATCCCATCGAACTCACCCTCTGCATACCTGGCACGGAACTCGCTTACATCGAAGTAGCGACCAATGTGCCGCTGCAACAGATCATCCCCACCTCCGTTCTTAAGAACATCGATGGCTGCCTTCACACCCGTCACAAACTCGTCTGCTTCCCGAGCTGATGCAGCAGTGCGCAGCACTTCAGTGACGGGCTGCAGCTCTCCATCAACCATGCGGTTGACAGTGCGAGTGATGAAGTATTCGTCGCTGTAGATACGAGCGTACTCACCAGGACGGTAGGACAACGCCGTCTGGATCTCCCGCACCTTAGCCGTCTCGGCATCCACAATGAGGTGACGGCGTAGTTCACCCTCGATGTTCACCGGCTTGGCCAGACGAATAATCGACTTCCCTTGCGCGTACAACTCACGAATGCTGTCAGCGGTCACCTTCTTGTTGGCTAGGTTGAGGTAGTCGTACACCTGCTTTCCACCCAACTGTACAACAGCCATATCCTCCGACAACCGAGAACCCGCAGTGCGGATACCTGTGCCAGTGAGTTCCACTTCCTTCAGCCCTGAAGCCCGCATGTGTTGGACCAGTTCTTTGTTCTTCACAAAGTACATGGCCATGCGAAGCTGTCGCGTAGCAAGGTAGGCAGCAGCCTCGTCGTGGGACAAACCACGCGCCATCGCCTCCGTAGCGGTGAACTCACGTCCAACACCACCGAGGTTGGAGTAGCTGTCCCCATCCTTCAGAAGCGCTTCCACCCGCTGCACACCAGCCCTACTCAGCTTCTTGTAGAAGGGCATGATGAAGTCCGTGAACTCCTTACGCACCTTCGCTTCCCCGTGCACACCCACCACCCGAGCTTCCACTGCCTGCTCAGATGCACGATGCTTCGGGTCAATGGCGAAGAAGGGCATCGACTCGATGTCCTTGTCGCTGAACTTACCGATGGCGTAGTAGGAGTAGGGATCAGTACGCTCTACCTGCAACACCCATCCCGGTGCACTCGGCTCTTCACGCGGGCGAAGCAGCGCCCCAACGTCATTCTCACTCTGGACGGCACGCCCCGTACCACCCAACAGCGTACTAGTGTCGTGACGCATCGACTCAGAAATGGGTACACCAGCCGCCTCTTTGATGGCGTCATCAATGGGGTTCTTCGACAGCGGGAAGTACGTCATGCCCCCACGATCCAGGTACTCGTCCAGGAACTTCTTGGTGAGGTCAGACGGCTTGACAGCACGATCGCCAAACTGTGCTGCTACCTTGGCAAAGAATGCTTTCAGCTTCTGTACATGGTCGTAGAAGAACTGCGCCACAATGCCAACAGGGCGCGTCTCCGTCATCATGTACTTGGCAAAGTTCTCAGCCCACCACTCAGCAAAGCTGCCGTACCACTCAAGGCTTCCCCGAGACAACTGGCCCACAGTGGCGTTGTCGTACGTACCGCCCATAACGGAGTCCCACGTCGAGGTGGAATGGCTGCGGTATTCACCCACAAACTGACGCAGCGGTGTATCCTTGCGCACCGAGAGCATGTACGTTTTGAACTCGTTGAACAACGCTTTGCGAGTTTCCACGGGAGCATGTGCCAGCACAGCCCGGTCAAACGCGTGACCAAACTCATGTGCCATCACCGGAAGCCAGTTACTAAAGCGTCCTTTAAGCACGCTGTCATTGACCGTGATGATGTGCACTCGTTGGTGCGTGTTCTTCCCGGTGGGAATGTCTATGTAAGTGTGCGTGCCGTTAGCCCCCTTCGTCGCCACGTAGAGGCGAAGGAACTGTTCCTTCCAATACTGATCGTCCAAGCCCAGACGTTTGTGCAACAGCGCAATGTCTTCAGCTTCGATGAGCAGTACACGATCTTGTAAGGGGAAGTGCAGGAAGTCCATCCACCCTTCCATCACCTTCCCGTACTTGTCATGTACCGCATCGGAATGCTCCAGGGTCTTACCGTCCTGGAACAACTTCTCTCCCTTGTCGAACGCAGTGCGTGCGTTTCCATTAGCCTTGGGTACAGGGAGTCCTTGCGCGTCGGCGCGTGCCATGTTGAAGAACACCTGACCATCCACTTCAATAGGAGGCTCTTCCACACGAGGGAACGCCGCGGTTTCCTCTACGTCCCGCACAAACTTGAACTTGGCATCCTTCGCATTGAACACCACGTACTCAGGCGTGCGACTCAACCCAGGGTTGGCCGCCTGATAGTTCCCCTTCACTCCTTCCTTGTATAGGCGCTGGCTCGCTGCCTTCGCCGATCCGAACTTGTCCTTGACAGCGTTGTAGATGTCACTACCAGCCATGTTCCTAAGAACATCCTCGTCCATCTTCAGCAGCTTGCTTGCTGCTTTCTGCACGACAGCAGGTTGCTCAGCAAAGGGAGCGTCCCAGTGCACCATCGTGCTGGTTTCCGGGATGTCCCAGGAGGACAGCCGACCACCAAACCTAGACGCATACTTCTCAGCAAACGCTTCCGAGGGAGAGAGGTAGTGTCCCCATCCCAGACTGTCCCATCCTTCACCACTTCCGATGAAGCCGTCGTCAAACTTGTTGACCACAGAGCCACCGTGGAAAGCAGTCTGTGCATGAATCGGTCCCATGCGAGCAGCAGTGACAGGCACCACCTTGAAGTCAACAATACCTTCGCGCAGTGCGTGTTCGACGGCAGCTTCCTTGGTAAGGAACACCTTCCCACTGTTGTCTTGCAGGAACAGCGTCACCTTCTGGCCGTCTACTGACGCCTCACCGAAGTGGACATCGTAAAGAGACTTGTCCGTGGATTGCATGTAGCTGTCACGGATTTGCCCTGCTGCCTTAGCCATCTCCTCCTTCGTCATACCTGACGAGTTGAGACGACTCTGGATTTCATCCAGCATGGAGTTGTACTTGTCCCGCAGCATCTTCTGTGTAGATGCATTGAGACCAGCAGCCGCAGCAGGATCGATGTCGAACGGCATCTTGCCAGCAGCCAGAGCACGAGCAACCAACTCCTCATTGGTCCAGCCCGTGATGTTGGTCTTGTTCAGGATGTCAGCAGCAACCGCCTTCCCTGCTGTGTCTTCGCCAGCGACATCCTTCAGCAGCTTACCCGGCAAGCCTTTACGTGCTACACCTGAGAGGAGCTTCAGTGCGTCACCGACCAGCGTAGCGTCCAGCAGACGGAACGCACTGTCAGCAACAAACTCCTCCTTCGTCATCTCCGCCAGCTTACGCAGAAGGTCTGCCTTCCTGGCGGGGTTCATGCTGGTGTCAGTGACCACTGCCTCCAGCAGCTTCTGCTGCTCACTCGGAGGCAAGTTCATCAACACATCACGAATCGCTTGGGCGTGTGCATACGTGTTGAAGACGAACGATTCCCCCACCTTCTCACCAAAGTGCTTAGCGAGTAGGCGGTTGTCGAACGCAGTGATCCCAGGGATGATGTCAGTGAAGAACGCCTTCACCTTGTCCCATGACGTTGCACTCTCCTCAGTCTTAGACGCAGCAGCAGAGAGGAGCTGTCGAGTAACGAACGAAGCGGATGCTCCGTCAATAGCTTTGTTTACTGCGTTGAAGTCTCGCCATCGTCGTGCTGCTTCTTCGAGACCGGTCTCTTCAAGAGCGCGTACACTAGCGGCGTGTAGAGCGCGAGTAGGATCAGTAGTTGCATCAGTAGATTGGTTTTGGAGTTGACGCTCTTGCTCAATAGCAAGCCTTGCTTTCTGTACATCGTAAGCTTGCGCAGCAGAGAGCGCAGCAGCACGAGCTGCCTGAATGTTTTCTTCTTTCTCTTTTACTAGGATGTCTGACAGGATGGGAGCATGATTGCCCGCCTGCACAGCAGGCAGCATTGTCTTAAAGCTCTTACTGAAGTCAGCAGGATTGGAGGCGAGCGCCAGCATGCCAGCCACCTCCTGGTCGTTCTTAAGAACCAGCGTCGGCGGCTCAGCCGGCGGATCGGGAAGCACCGACTCAATGGGTGCTTCCGCTGCTTCGTCAGGGAGGAGAGAAACGTCTTCCATTAACTCTTCTTAAGTCCATCGAAGATGGTCTTGAAACCACCAGCACCGCTAAAGATTGTGCCTCCCAGGCTACCCATTGCACCCCACTGAGCACCTGTCGCCTGTGCCACTTGCATGTCACCAGCAGCAGCACCTGCCTCTGCAGCGTATGTTGCTGAGGTCTTTTGGGATTCAGTCATCTGCTCTTGCAGTCCACCCATCTGCTGGAAGTACCCAACGTTCGAGGACTCCTGTGACGTGATGGAACCCACACCACCTAACACACCACTGCTCGACAACGTGCCCGCATTGGCACCACTGTTAACGACACTGGCTCGTGCAATGCGAGCTTGACGTGCAGCAGCACGCAGAGTGCGTGCGTTCTGGATGTCTGCTTGGCGTTGTGCTATCTCTGCCTGCTTGCGCTGCTCATTTGCTTGCGCTCGTTGAGCGTCGGCTTGACGATTAGCTGCGTCCTTTGCATCTTGTCCCGACTCATACTGCATGTATGCCGAGACACCGGACATTACAAGACCTGCCACAGCTACTTCAAAACCCATTATGCAATCTTCCTAACGTACATCTCCAAGCCTTCATTGGTGGAGAATGCAAATGTAAAGCCGTACATCTTGAGGAACTTCCGCCACTTGTCATCCTGGTTGCGGTTGTAGGTGAAGATGTGACTCACCTTGTCCTCTTGCAGCTCAGTGATGAGTTTGCTCAGCAGCGTGTAACCACGGTAGGCAGAGCGTAGATTCCATCGCTTCACCTGTACGTGCAGGAACACTACACCCCGTAGCTCTCCGTGCGTCTCAATGTCGATGGTGCAGTCTTCATCATCCAGCCACGTCTTAAACGTTTTGGTTTCCAATGTAGGTGATCGCCCAACCAAGTAGTTGCATGTCCATTTCTGCGGCTGCAGTGAACAGCAGTTGTACCGATCTACCTCGCCCCCTCACCTTACTCTTCGACGTAACCACCGGATAACCATCCCCGTACGACACACTAGGCACGTCCGGGAAGAAGGCACGTCGATGCCGATACACTTCCTCCCCTGCACTCCACTTCCCTGCGATGGACGCATCGGTCCAATCCCACCGCGTTTGCAGCGTGCAGCTTGACGCACCAATCGGATTGCCAAGAGAGTCCACACCTGTCTCCGTGCGACGGAAGAAGCACGTGATGTACAGTCCCTGGATGTGTCGATCCCCGCCCTGGTTGTTCCCTAGGTCATGCCCTGTCAACAGATAACAGGCGTAGGTGGTGCCCACCGAATCGTAGGTGTACCAATCCTTGAACTTGTGCGTCGTCTGGATGCCGTCATCGAACGACGAGAAGGTGAGCGTGAAGTTGGCACCTGACGGAACCACCGTCATAAAGCGAACATCCGTGTTCCTAAGAACAGCCGGAATGAGGGTGGCTACCACCTGGTTACCTGACCCATCCACAACCAAGCTGCCACTGGAATCTGCCACATCGTAGTCACTGGAGAGTGACTGCCGAGTCTTGGTGATGCAGAGGTCAGTGATGTATGGCGTGGTAGGCGACAACGAACTGATGGAGTGGACGTAGAACGCAGGAAGGCGCAGGTCCAGCACCAGCATCTTGTTCTTCTTGTACCTTCGGCTCACCCCATCTTGCTCATCGTCATCGTTGTACAGCCAGTACACACACTTCCCTTCGAGGTGGTAGCGGCTACTGGCGTAGGTTCGACCCGACACCGGGATAGCTGCGTACAGGGTGTGTATGGTGAGGTTGGTGATGTTCTCAACCTTGAGCGTTCCAGTGTCAGTAGGACTGATCCGCCAGATACCATCCTGAGACCAGAAGAACACATTGTTCTCCGCCTCCACCACAGTTTGTGCACCCACACAACCAGCAGAGCTGAGCTTCTTAACCTCGTAGGAGGTGGCACTGAAGCCCTGATCCAAGCCCCCACTGATCTGCCACACTCCGTTCTCAGCGAACACAAGGAGGGAGTTGTATGCCGACTTCAAGCAGATGATGTTGCCTGCATCCTGGATGGGAATCACACCCCCGTCCGTGTCCACCAGATCGGAGATGAACTCGGAGGTGGGGTCTGCTTCCTGGTAGCAGTAGCCGAACTTGGTGTTGTCGTCAGCCACCTGACTGAACAGCACCCACGTGGAGATGTCGGATCCCTTCATCCCTGCATACCACGCACGTCCTGCGTAGAATGTACAGGTGGTTGGGTAGTAGAGTTCGCTGGACACTAGACCAGCAGCAATCCCTGCTGCACTGTCTCGATCTCGGTAGAACAGGTTGAGGACAAAGCGCCCCTTGGCTGCAGGCGTCGTACCAAAGTCTTGCTTGACGAGTAGCGTAGGGTCGAAGTTGTCACTCGCATCCTTCCCTGCAGTCCACACCTGTGCGTTGGACGGGTACTTAGCTTGAGAAGCGAAGTAGGAGTTGATGTTGGTGTCTGTCCACCCCTGGTTGTACAGGTTGTACTTGTGCTCGTTGGATAGCGTGGCAGGCTGATTGTTGACAGCCAGTCCGTCTGTCACTCCGTACACATCACGGAAGTAGATGGTGACCACACTGGCACTGAAGATACCGGTGGATACGGTGTAGGTGAGAAGCAGCGGGTAGGTGTCAGCGCTTGTGACGAGCAACCGTCCGTTCGCATTACTGAACGAGCACGGTGCTACACCTGAAGCGTTGGGATTGCCTGGCACCTTGTAAGTGGCAAGCAGAATCTCAACTAGCGGCTGCTCCGTCGGAGAGATGCCATCTCCACTATTCGTGTAGATGTACAGTTTGTCAGCACGCTGGACGACAACGAAGTTGTACGCTCCGTTACCGCCAGCAGAGTTCCATTCTCCACAGACGAACGCTCCCGTTTCCTCAGCTACGGGACCAGTGAGCTTGGCGCTAAGCGCATAGGCGTTCTCGTAGTTGATGGACGGACGTTTCACTAGACTCCCATCCACATCCGGGATGATGTTGATGCCATCAGCCCAGGTGTTAGGGGGAAACGTCAGTGGGCCAGCCTCAGTGTTGAGGCCAGCCACGAACGTGAACGACTTCTTGTTGGAGACGGACTTAGCCAATTACTTACTGGCTTCCTTCTCGGCTTGGATGCGCTTGTAGTCTTTGATGGCAGCTTCCGCAATGCGGATGTTCGTCCACTTCCCCTTCAGTACGTCCGGTACTTCACCACCAGCGGTGTAGCCGATGGAGTAGAGTCCTTCGTCCTCCCGGTTGATGACAAACTCCTTCTCTTCCGTACGCTTGTCTACTTGGTTTTCCTTCTCTGCCAACTCCTTCTCTACGTCTTCAATACTCTTCACAATCTCTCGGGCCATGCTATCGTCCGTAATCTACGTTCTCATTGGTTTTTGGTTCTGCTTGTCTGTTTCGGAATGAGGATTTTTGAAATCGACTGAAACTCTTGCGTGCATACTCTTCCTCTTTCGCTTGTGCTTGCTGCTTCAGCGCGAGGAAGGCTGTGCCCTTGGCGTCTGCAATGAACGCAGGGAACATCTTGGCTGGTAGTACGGGAGTGAACTGATCTTCGTGTTCCCAATCGGGAGTGATTAGTCCATACACTACACTCTTGGATTGTTGCAGCGTCGTATCTACTGCACTGTCATACCCATCGAAGTGGATGTACTCCTCATCATACGAAGTCCAGTAGGTGGGATCCGCGTTGAGGATGTAGCCATTGGCATCAACGATGTCAGTGGTTTCCGTGCGGGTATCCAGCATGTCCTTGAACTCTTTGGGTGGGAGGTAGGTGACATCCTTCTTGTTGTACTTAACCCACTCCACCTTCGTCATGTCTTCAGGGATTTGCATCTTGGTGGGATTGTCCAAGTCCCCGAGTCCTGTCAATTGGGACAGTGTTCTTAAGAACGGCCAATCGTCCCGTGCAGCCAACCACTTCTCGTAAGTGGTGCGTACGATTTGTGCTACTTGCCGAGCTTCTTCCGTGTCATCAATGGAGTTGACACTATCGCTGTCCATGTCATTCAAGATGTCCTGGACAATCTCAAGCAGTGTCTTTTGCATTACTCAAATCCTTCCCAATCAGCGTCTGGTCCGTCTGGCGGAGGAGGGTCTTCCCCATCCTCCCACCATTCGTCAAAGTCCCTAGGCACGGTGCGCAAAGACGGTGTACGTTTGTGCTGCTGTTGGGGTGATGCCCACACCTGTGTTGTTCATGAAGGCAATGGCAATCTGGTTGTCGGCCGACACCCGCCAGCCCACAATACCGAGTCCGGTTTGATGCGTGGGCTTGGAGACACCGATGATGGTGTCCGTAGCCAGCACGAGGCCAGTGCACGTGAACGTCTGCTCGCTAGTGCTATTGGCAGACACAGCAGCAGGCGTAATGGTGATGGTGTACTTGCGAATGGGGAACGTCCACGTCCCACCACCTGTACCATTCGCTACATACATCTGTCCTGACGTAGCCGTGGCAATACCCTTCGGCTCATGCAGGTTGGGGTCTGTTAGTGTGGAGTGGTCAACACTCATACGTAAGTCCTAAATGAAAAGGGAGAAGAAGCCTGCGGCTCCCTCTCCCTAGGGCCGCGTTGCACGGCCAAGTCACTGCGTTAACAGAACGTTATTGCAGGTATTCAACAAAGACATCCGCTTTACCGGCAGTGTACGTACCAGTCTTGGTAAAGTAGAGGTCAGTAGCCGCAGCGTAAATCTTGCCGGGCAAGACACCTTCAGTCGCGGTGTAGAGGTAGGCTCCTTTCCCTTGCACAATGGTGCTCGCTGCAGGCGTAGCGCCGTACTCAGTGGCAGTGACGTAGCCGTTGGTCGTACTACCGTCACCGAACACAATCGACGTACCACCTGCGTGGGTTTCAGTAAACCGAACCCACACACGAGTCACCATCGAGCCAGCCGGAGCAGTCCACTTCACACCAGAGGCACCAAAGGTGCTGTTCACCGCATCAATTGACAGCTTTACAACACGATAGATTGATTCTTGATCTTCAGCCGGAAGTTGTCGTTCAGGAACGTTGGTGCCGTACCCAACGTTCAGATTATCCGAGTTAGCCCACGTAGTAGCGCGAGTCATCTGTCAAGCTCCTATTAGACGTTGGTCGTAGAGATGACAACACCCAGGCATTCAGGCCGGTACAGCTTCAGGCCATAGCGCCCGTTCATGACATACTCGTCTCGACGGAGGTCTTTGTTACGCTCTTGCTCAACCCGCACCATCTGACGCCACGCACCCTTAAACGGAGTCTCGTCGCCACCCACAGACATGAAGATGTTCTGGATGGGGCTGGACGGACAAGACACCGAACCACGCGAGTCCGCGTTGATCGCACCCGTGCTCGTCGGCGCACTCAGGTAGTTGGACACATAGACATCAAAGCCAAAGATGTTCTTCGAGAAGCGCAGGCCAGTCGTGCTGTTAACAAAACCCTCTTGCACAATACCGTCGAACTGCGCGTTCGCGTTCGTCAGTGCAGTGATGTTGGTCAGGGTGTTAAGCACATACTCTTGCGACGGATCGATGATTGCAATTCGACGAGCTGAGGCGTTAGCCTTGTCCATCGCCAGCTTCATACGCGCAAAGTCGGCAATCGCCAACTGCGTGTTCGTCGCACCCGACGCAATCATTCGGTGGGCCACACCGTTGATCGAGTTGGGGTTGGCTTGCGTCTGGCTGTTGGCCAGGTTGAAGATGTTGGTTTCGAGGTTTTCTTCGATTGCACGCTTCATCTTCGGAAGGAACGCGGCAATCAGTTGATCACTGTAGTACGAGTCTTGCTTCGCCTTGTCAGTGATGTAAGTGGCAGCTTCCACGTAGTTGTTAATCGTGAACGTGAAGTTACCAGTGTCAATCGTGTCATACACAACCGGATCGTTTTCGTTAACAGTCCGCATCGGGAGTTCACCGATGGAGGGGATGTTGAACGTAGTACCGTCCGGGAAATTAGACATCCAGTTGACATACTGCTGACCTTGCAGGATGTCGATGAGGATGTCTTTAAGTTGGTCGTTCCAAAGATTAGTCCGCGTCAGATCGGTGCTAATCGTACTGGAGTCAACGCCAGCCATGACTCATTCCCTTATTGTTATTGTTATGTAGGGAGCAAACTACGAGTTCGTGTTCTTAGGAACTTTGGAAGAACTTCGTAGGGTTTTGCGTTGCTGCCCTAGTCATCTGCAACTGCACGGCAGACGAGTAGTAACGCTTTGGATCCTTCTTGCGCAGAGTGTTGTAATACTCTTTGCACTCCGGGTCCGCAGCTCTACCGCTCACGTCGGTGTGTTCCAACGCACCGGTATTCACTTTCGATCCACCGTTGACGCTTCCAGTGGGAGCAGGCTGCTCTTTCTGGAATAGCGCAACAAACTTCTCAGGGCTCACTGAAGCCAGGTCCATCATCGCCTTCTTCATAGCAGGCGTGACAGCTTCCTTTGCAAACACTTCAGCAGCCTTCTCACCAAAGAGCCGCTTCATCTCAGCATCAGCTTTGAGAAGGTTCTCTTGACGAGAGCGGGCAGTTTCCATACCCGTGAGTGTGTCTCGTACGATTGCTGCTACGTCGGAAGCAGAAAGACTTGACGCTTGGTCCGCCTTTTTCCCACCCTGGTCTTGGGTGGCCTGTCGTTCCTCTGCATTCAATCGGTCCAAGACATCCGCAACAGTCTTGCTCTCAGCCACCTTGGCGCGGAGATCCGCGTTTTCCTGTTTGAGCTTTTCAGCAAACTCATCCAGGTGCAGGTAGGCTTTCGCCAGCTCGTCGGGAGTCTTGTACTTGCGGGCATCGCCCACAAGGGTTGCCAGGTGTTCCGAGGTGTCGCTCGGGGTCTGACTGGTTTGGTTCTGGGAGGAGTCCTGGTCGGACTGAAAGATAGTTTCCTGGGTGGTCATCCAAGGGGTGGGTAGGTTTGGCCTACCTTCTTATTGTTGTTATGTACTACTAAGAGTTTAGGAGCAGGTTTGGGCAGGCAGCTTCAGAGGCTGCCCCCTCGTTTGCTCCGCGTGTCGGTTCGAAAGAGTCGCGTAGCCCCTTCACCGCTCAATGGTGACGCCGCCGCCCTTACTCTCCACTTGTTGTTCAACGTAGACAACAAAAATCGAAAAAAGTTCCCTACTTCCTCACATTTTGTGGTAGGAGATCCAGGATTCGGTCAATCATCTGGGACTGCGCAGCCGCCCACACCATCTTTTCGTAGTGGTTGGGCAGACTGAAGTCCTTCGGATCCACCTTTTCTATCTGTCCCTGCATCTCTTTGAGGGTGTCAGCAAGCGCCTGGAAGGTGATAGTGAGCCCGTTCCAGTGCTTCTCCCAGTCTTCCGGGCTGTACTCAATCGGTTTGTTCTTAGCTAATAGCTGGTTCACTCACGCCTCCCTGCGGCATGCCCACATCGCCGGGTTGCATCTCCGTGGGCATACCTGCTTCCGTCGTCAACTGTTCTTCCGTCGTATCCATAAGACGCTTGGTATCGGCCTGCTCCTGAATAAGGGCATTGTCCTTAATGATCCCGAAGCTCTTCCAGCCCATCGTTTCCTCAAGCGCCTTAGCGATGGCCTTTCCTGAGATGTGCGCGGCAACTTGTGGGAGCTGTTGGATAAGTTGCAGTGTCTGCGTAAGTTCCTGGGTGAACATCGCTTGCTCCGCAAAGTGACGCGCTCCAACCGCACGGAATTTCCCACGCGCAGTGATGTCAGTCTTAACAATGTCCGTGAACTTCTCTGTACCGTAGTCGGGATCCACTCGACGGATAGCATCCTTCGCTCCCATGCAGCGTACCGCTTCCTCCAACATAGAGTTGAGTAGCGGCTCGATGAGGTTGCGCTCGAACCACTGCACCTTGGATTGGAAGATGCGGCCAGCGCCGTTCTCCAGAACCTGCACCTCATACTTGGTCTTCTCGCCTGGAGTACGGATGCCCATTGCCTGACGCGGTGCACCAGCCAACTCTTCCATACGATCCATCAGCGTCTGGATTTCCATGTCCGCAGACAGGGCGGTAGCATCTGGGCGCATGAATTCCACGTCCCCATCATCCCCGCAATTGATCGTCTGGCCCGGCCCAAAGACGAACGTATCCACCGTGCTCCCCTTCACCTTAATCAGGGGGTGCGCGATCTGGTCAAACACGTCAGCCTTGAGGTTTTCCAGGTGGTCGATGCGGTATTGCATGCCCACCAACTGGTCCAGCGGACCCTGTGCCCACAGGTTGTCGGGACGCAGACGCCATCCCACGTGCTTGATGGGACGTTCCCCAGTCCAACTCTTGTTCTCGTGCATGGCAAGTGTCCAGCGGCGATCTGCCACCGTAATCACCATGTCTTCGTAGTGTGTCTTGGTCACGGGGTCATACACTTCCCCGTAGAAGTGCAGCAACTCCACCATCCCACTCTCAATGTACTGCTGCAGCGTACCGAAGCCGTCCACAAGCAAGCCGTCGTTCTTAAGAGCATCCACCTGATCCGCAGGAGCCATGCGCCACGACTGCAGCTTAGCGATGACTTCTGGGTTGAACTCCAACTCAGGGTGCGCTTCTGCCATCTCAGCCAGTTCGGAGATGTGTACGAGACGCCGCACAATGCAAGTGGCTTCGCGGAACGAACACGCAGTGGGATCGAAGTTGATGTCCAGCGGACTGATCCGATAGGCTTTCGGTCCCTGATACACCACCACTTCTTCCCCAGTCTTGGGATCTACCTTCTTCTCCACGCAGTAGTGGTGGCCCACAAACGCATTACCGTAGTCGATGTAGTCCAACACAAGCTGACTCACCGTCCGCTCGAAGTCGCCTGCTCCTTGCAACTTGGTGAGCATGTAGGACTGGATGGTGTCCTTCTTCTCCTTAGACACGCTGTCGTTGTCAGCAGCCTGCCAGACAAACCACTGCTCACGCGGGAACAACGCAGCCATGTAGTTGGCGTGCAAGTTGTCTCGAATCTGCGTGAGCTTAGGCGTCACCGTGGAGTTCTTCCACGGCAGCTTCTTGTTGCTCGTATCCTTCGTGCTGGTAGCAAACAGGTACTCGCGTAGCTCCTTCTTCTCCTGCAACCATTTGTCGCGCAGGGACTGCCACGTGCTCCACTTGTTAGCAATCGCTTTAGCAACTGAATCCGCTTCGTAGCGGCTGTCCAAAGGGGTACTCATTGTTCTTAGGAACCTACGTAAAAGCCACTCCGCCAAATCGGCTGGAGTAGGTCATCACTCGATCTTTCTGCTTGCTCTGCAGGGAGGCAGATGGCCCGTGGGCAATCTCCACCACTGAAGCGAGGGTGTCCTTTACGTCGTCATGCTCAGGGTGCTGGACAATCAACTCTTCTTCCAACACCTGACAGTTCCCGCCCTTGTAGTGCCAAATCTGCTGGTTGCTGTAGCGCGGCTCTAGCGCCATCTGGATGCGCTCCTCCTTGGTCTTCGTGGGACCAGGGCGGTGCTCGTCAATCGAGATGGGCAGGTTGACACTACGCATGTAGTCCTTGAGTTGCTGGACCACCAAGCTCTGTGCTGCCGTGACTTCTGCACGCAAGCGACGGAATCCCCACTTGCGATAGGCACGTAGCACGTGCTCATACATCACACTAACCTTATTGGTTTTGAACCGGTCAATGTCGAGTACGTAAATGTTGCCCTCCGAATCCACGCCGACTGTGAGGACAACGGTGTAGTCAGCCGATTGCGAGATAGAGTAGGCGAAGTCAATAGCCGTGTAGGTAAACAAGAGCTTGTCGCCCAGATACCAAGCGCCGCTAACGTTCCGTAAGTTCTCTCGGCTGTAGTATTGGAACTTGCTTTCATCGATGTAACTGTTCTCCACGTTGTTAGGGTTGTTGTAATACTGTGCGTAGAACTGCGTTACATCGAGATACTTAGCCTTCTTGCGGGCGAGTTCCTTCTCGTCGAACCCAAAGGTCTTTCCGTCTGCTCGCCGCTGCTTCGGCCAGAGGAATTCGCCGTTCGTCTCCACCTGACGCTCGAACACCTCGTACACGGGACGCTCTACGTCCTCTCCAGTCTCACCGTCGGTGTAAATCTCCTGCATGTCGATAAGGTCGCGGTAGACATCCGACGGATGGTATCGAGTGCCCACAACCCATTCCTTAGCCCCGGTAGTTTCAATGGACGAAAGCTGAGAGTAGAAGGATCTAACCTGATCACGGCCAATCTGCGTGTATGCGTTTCCTGGCACCACAATGTCATCAAGCACCGCCACTGAGCAGTGGAGGCCCGTCGTATTTGCGGTGAGTCCGACAGCCTTAACAGTCGCATCGCGGACAGCTTCCGCTTTCCGTTTCGGGTGATCCACAGAGATTTCATTGACTGCCCACCTCTCTCTGTCGTTCTCATTCTTCTGCACCATCTCCGGCCAGTAGAACCGGTAGATGTCAGACGTGAGGATGTCCTTCACCACCTTGAGCTGCTTCTCTGCCAAGTCAGCCGTAGCTGACACGTAGAGGACCGTCGCGTCGGGGTGGTTGGTAATCCACCACGCAACGCGATAGGCCACCATCACGCTCTTCTGATGATCGCGTGGGAGGAGAACCAGTTGGTTGTCTAGCGCGTCCGATCTGGTCCACCACCGTACCAGCTCCTCGTGTATCGCTCCGAGGACGCGGTGTGGGGCTACCAGTTTGATGAACGTCAGGAGGTCTGCTTCGGCTAGGCTTCTAATTGCGTCCTTCTTGCTAACTGCCACTAACGCCGTCCAATGAAGCGCCTTAAGCTAACAACAAAACCACTCGCTGTACTAGCTACATAGGCTATGAACCGTGTACCTAACGAACCAAATGCTGTGATAGTGCCCGCTACTGTTTGACGGATTACAACACGCGTCACCAAACTTCCACTCGCAGACACGCTACCGGTGAATCGTTTAGTGGTCTTTCTAACGAGTGTGCCAGCCGCTGTAATGGAGGCACCTAACGTACGTCGAGTCTTCTTTAGAAGACTGCCTGATAGGGAAACACTGCCACTTGCGGTCTTGCGCGTCAGCTTGCGTAGAGCACCTACACCACTAATTGATCCTTGTAGCAGTAGCCGTAGAACAACCTGACGAGACAAAGCACCAGCAGGAGTGATCGAGCCAGTGTACGTCTTTGTAGTTTTACGAACGATTAGACCGGTGGGCGTGAGGGAGCCGGCGATGGACTTGTAGTAGGTGGAGCCACCACCCCCACCACTCGGAAAGAAGTACGTTGTCCTGCTTCTTGGTGGGCACAACCAACCCCAGGGGTTAGCTATTAACTCCTTGTGGGAGATAAAGCCGGAAAAGATCGCTGCTAGCTGAATGTAATCAAGACCGCTCGACCCGATAGACAGTGATACTTTATTGTCTGAAGGCTGTGAGTAGCTTCCGGTTTGTGATCTTGTGTTTGTTGTGCCAGCGTTGTCCCATAGGCTGGCGGAATTGTTCGTGAGGTCGAACTGGCCGACAACAATGCGAAAAGTTGGGTTAGAACTGAACCCGTACGAAACAATAGTCGCTGGATTGTATGTGTAACCACCCGGGGTCAGGAGAAAGGTGCCGTTGTTAGCGGATTTGGCAAGCGCAACCCCGTTCGACGTGCCAAGACGGAACGTAATTGTTCCGCCCCACCTGAACCAGCCCATCATCAGGAATGTGACTGGCCCCCGATGGATGCCCGGTGCATACGCTTCCATGAACGTAGCACTTGCCGACCCCGCAGCGTTGTATATCGCCGGACCTTCTCGCAGGTGCAAACTACTGCCTTGTGGCGGCAGCGTGTAAGTGCGAAGCCCACCAGTCGGCGTGCCGACGAACGCAGCAAGGACGTTCTGCGAGGCCTTATACTGGCTTCGCGGGTGTGCTGTTGGTCGGTTCCGACGAACGATATACGGCATGGCTTATGCGTGCGGGCCGACGGACTTAGGCGTGACGTACAGGGCCCAACCAGAAGAGATCGTCTGTCCGGTCAGGTTCTCCAGAAAGAAGGTGTAGTCCTGACTTGTCTGGTGGTTTGGAAGGTCACAAATCCCATCAGACTCGAACCAGTAGTCCGTGCCGGTACTGGCAGCGTACACAATGAATCGACCGATCAGTTGTGCCTGACGGTTTGTTCCCGGGGATACCGGATCGTTAGTGCTCTGGATGTTGAGCGGCAGTGCATACAGGTTGATGATCTTGTTGGCAACACCAGTCACCGTCGCCCATTGACACTTCAGGGCGAACACCGCGCTCGGCGCGTCATCGTCGTTCGTCCATGTTGCAACGTCCCCGGATACGGAAAACGCAGCAGACGCAATAGACCCCGGAGTCCCAGTGGTGACGGTATCCTGCGTACCAAACTTGTCGATCAAGTCGTTGGTGCTGATAGCCATTAGTCTCGCCTTTACAGGTTAAGGGCTAGACTGATGTCAAACGAGGTCATGACGATCTCGACATTGAGATCAGTTGCCGTAACGTTTGTGCCCCCTGAAATGACGGCGGTTTCGCTTACGCCGCCGAATACAAGTTCGCCCCGAGTTGCTTTGCGAACACAGGTCGACAGAATGGCGTTAGCCTGAGCCGCAGGCCAAATATCGATCACCGCGTTGCGGATCTTCGGCCTGCCAAAATCAAGGGGAAACAGTTCGGCCTGCTCAAGCAACAAGCGCCATGCGTCACGCTTTCCTGCGGTCAGTCCATCGAACTGCGTAATCGGCGTGGCCTCAAATAGTGAGGCGCGATCACATGCGGATTCCCATACATCAGTATTGGAGGGCGTGTTGTACCAGTCCCGAATGGCGTCGTCGTTGCGAACGTTCGGATCACGAGCAGCAACCACCACGGGGTCCGTGTTGGCTAGGATGTGTGCCTTGAGCGTTGTAAGTTGGGTAGGATTAAGGGCCATGATTAGCTCCCGCTAGGTAGAGTGAGTTCGTACGTGAACTCGATGGCATCACCGTTCACGACGTTGATGGCTGCAAATACCGAACGATCCAGCATCGTGCCCGTACTCGATGCACTAAAGATGCCGTGCTCCGTGATGGCGTACGTACTGGTGTACGTTACTGTACCCACTGTCTTGTAGATGTTTGCTGACGCGCCTTCTGCCTGCGAGCCGGTAGCTCGCGTTCCCACCTCAGTGACCAAGGCAGTTTGTGACGCCGCTTCTGCCGTAGTACCTGTGCCCGAGCCGTGGTATTTGAAGTTTTCCGGTTCGGTGAGGTTTTGCAGAGCGTCTACAAGATAGGCCACTCCGGCATCCGTCACCACTTTGGTGGATACCAGACCGAGGTTTACAACACTACCGTCTGCTCGGAACAGCTTGGCGTACAGCCGCCCCACTGGTGTAATTTCACCGGTATATCCCAGTGCCGAGCCAAGCGCGTTCCTAAGAACACGCAGCCGCAATTTGAACTCTTCCCACACTGTGCGCCATTTCATTACAGCACTCTCCCCCTGAAGGCTTTGCCTTTCATTATTCGGCGGTGTAAACGCCAGCTACGCAACCGGCTAAGTTGTTTTCGTAGCCAGCCCATTACATCATCCGCGTGATGACAAACGTTCCCGTTGACGCGCCATCTTGAATCACTGCAATCTTGGTGACATCAGGCGGAACCCGGAACAACTCAACACCCGTCGGAAACAGGATGCTGTTGGCGTCTGCTGTCGGGTTGGTGCCGAACAGAATGTAGCAGTTGGCATTCGACGAACACCGAATCACTTCAGCGTTTGACGGAATGGTCAACTGCACACTGGCTGCTCCAATGGTGGCTTTAGCAATAGCCGATGAATCAGGAGCCAGTGCCTGAATGACCAGTCCATTTGCATCTCTAGTTACGTTAACGTTAGTTCCCATTACATTCCCAATCGTTTAAGATCGCTGGTCACTCTCCCGAGATCCAGCACTTCGTGTTGTTTGTCTTTCGGTGGTCTTCCTTTGTTCTTAGGAACAAACCCTTTATCTGCCAACCAACGTGCAGCAGCCGCACCCTTGTCCGTCTTCGCTTGCTTGCGCAACTGAGCCACGCCCTCACTGGCTAGCTTGACGTACACTTCCTCGCGCCAGGCTGCGACATGCTTGGCAAACGCCTCGCACTTACTCAGCAGCCATT